GTACCACCACTTAACGTAGTAGCTAAACCTGCCGCTAAAGTAGGGACAGAAGTACCAAAAGCGTTAGAAATTAAGTCTACTGGAGCAGTAGTAAAAGCCTCTATGCCCGCTAAGATTTGCTCCTTCATCCCCTTATCTTCTGCTTCCTGCATAATACGGGATATCTCTTGTTGATCCTGTTTAGCCTGTGCAGAAAGGAGGTCATCAAAAAAGTCTTCTGCGCCACTTAAAGAGCGAGATAAGGTGTTATCTGCACCGAATGCGTCAGTAATATACTTTAGTCCTGTAGTTGTTCCCTTTAGGAATTGAACAGGGATATCTGCGGTCTGCCTTAAAAAACCAGAATCCGCTGTTGCTGTAGGAGGAGTAATAGAAGGGTCGGCTTGGAGTATTGAACTTAAAACAGCATCTACATTAGCGGGTTGTGTTGATTGTGTTGGCTGGGATGTAAATGAAGGTGTACTGGGGCGATTAACTTTATTTAATACATATTCTAAAATAGCAGAATCTTCAAAGCCCTCGGCTTGAGCACCCGCAAGATCAAAGCCTGTCTTTTCCGACAAATACTTTACAACATCTGCTTCAGAAAAACCTGCTGCGAATGCTCCTTTTACATCAAAACTCATAGTGCTACCTACTGTAAAGGACCAATAAGCCTTGCCCTGTCTTCGCTTTGCATCCTGTCTCTTGTCTGTCTTACAAGTGCCCCAAATTCCGGGCTGTTAGGGTCATAACCTAGTTCAGCAATAGATTGTTTTATTTCCATGTCGGTTAGGCTAAATTGATCACCGTATTTCTCTAGTAGGTACTCTTCTATTCTTAACATCCTATCTATGTTAAATCTCTCTTGTGACGCTGCAACGTTCTGTATTGACGCAAGAAGATCGTATAGATTACCAGAACGTATAGCGTCGATTTGCTCCCGTTTAACTGCTAGTTCTTCCTGCGCTATTCTCATCTGAGCATCAGTAATATCAGCAGCTTGGATTAGTCTTTCTAGTGCAGTTATTTGCGTATCAAGTTTATTCTCAGCAGCGTCTAGTACTTCGCCTCCCAGTTGTAGTCCTTGGAATGGCGTATTACCTTTACCAAAAGCTCTTCCAAAATCGAGAGCTATACGCACTGGGTCTTCTTCTCTGTCTATAATACGTTTTACTTGGTCTCTTAAACCTGCACCACTACCCTCTCCGCTTAACTCAAGTGCGCCAAGAGCATTGACAGCACTTTCAGTTTCAGTTCCAGTTCCAGTTCCAGTTTCCGTTCCTGTTCCTGTCCCTGTAGATACATCACTGTCAAAAGCAGCAAGACCTGCTTGTACCTGTTCAGCCGTTTCCGTTCCCTTCTTCACTGACGGCGCAACGTCCCCAACTTGAATACCTTCTTTTTCTATTGAAGGCGCTTCAAGATTTACCTCTCCAGTAGGAGTCCCACCTTCTGCAATTATATCTTTAGCTGCTTCCGTTTCGTCTTGCGCTTGTTCCCTACGGCCAAGACCTAAGAACCCTCTTGCCCTTGGTTCTATTGCTTCTCCTACTTCCCCCACAGTAAGTGTGCCAAGCCTTTCGTTTTCAGGGTTAGGGAACAATATATTACTTAAATAACTAGGTACAAAAGTAAACATTTCTCTACCAACAGCACCTTGTTCATATTCATCTAAATCCAGTAAGCCACGTCCTTCTCCAAGGGTTTGCATTCTAGTTGGCATAGTTCTGTTTAATAGTTCCTCTGCTGAATACCCACCCATAAAGACATCTTTACCTACATCTTTCGCTGTATCTAATAAACCACTTATACCTAGCCCATCGGCTAATGCGCTAAAGTCGTACCCATCTTTACCCTCTACATCAGGAGCACTCATACGTAGCTCCCTTCTTCTACTAGCAGCTTCTTCGCCCGGTGTAGGTAAACGCTTTCGCCCTCCCAACTCCATTCTTCTTTGAGCATCGAGTAGTTGTTGTTCTATGTTTAACTCCCCTATATCTCTTAGGTTTTGCTGAAACTCAGACAGTGGGGGTTCTTCAGGTAAGTCTTCCAATAGACCTCTAGCCCTGCTAAAACCTAATGGGTCTTGAGCAATCATAAGTTGCTCTTCTGTCATGGCTTGCTCTTCTGACTCCGCTGGTCGGGGTCTAGCTTGTGGAGTACCTCTTGATCCCGGTGCATCTCCCATATCTGCTAATTCAGTGCGTACGTCCCCTGCTGCTTTCTGTTCTTCAAACTCTCTTGTTAGACTCTCAATAGCACTAGAGGATAAATCACTTATGTTTTCTATACCTTTGCTAACTAAAAAATCAGTGAAGTCATATATCGCTGGTCCAAATATACCCACTTGAGGAATAACAGAACCGCCGTTATCAAAACCAACAATGCCGCCCTGTGCTTTATCCACTACACCACGACCCATAAGAATATCTTTTTGCGTAACTTTTCCATCTCCACTTAGGTCTGGAAAGCCACCTTCTTTAAGTGCAACGATACCGCCGTCTGCCATTTTAGAACCTCTTTGGGGTCTTCTAATGGCGTTTAACGGAGTAGGAATAGGGGCCATAGGAGCCATAGGAGATAAACCCATTCCGGCTTCTTGCTCTTCTTTAACCTGCTGGTAGCGCAGACCTAAAGGACCACTCTGGGTTTGATATACATCTACCACGAATTCAACAGGAAAGTTTGACATAAAGTTAGCTTCTTTTTGTTTAAAAGCATCTCTATACTCAGGTGCTACAAACTTACTTTCTTCTTTTAATTCTTTTTGCCCCTCAAGATATTTCATTACCATTTCACTACCGTACTTTTGCATAAGCATAGGTATAGGTTGGTTACTACCTACTGGCATAGCAGCATCTGGCCCATACTTTTCTACAGCAGCTTCTACAGCAGCTCGTTTCTTTCTCCTGTTCATAAAGTCTTCGTTTAGCCCACCACCAAAGTCATACATTGGGCCTATCCCTAGTTTCCTGAGTATTGGACCATACATAAATTCATGCCGACTAAAATTATTGCCTTCAACTTTATCTCCTTCTTCAAACCCAACAATCCCACCGTCAGCCAGACGCATGTTGGGGGCAGGTTGACCACCTAGACCTAGCATCTTTTGCATTTGCGCTTTTTGTATCTGGTTGTTCCGTAGTTGCATTCCGGGGGCAAGTGTCTGCACAAGCTGATTAATACCCTGTGTATTACTGTCTTTGATACTGGGCTTATCAGTCATTTTAGCTGCTTCTTTAGCTGCTTCATCTCTATCGGCAGCGGCGACTAGCTCCATCGCTTCTATTGTTACCCTGTCATGAATTAGCTCTTTCAATGCACCTGCAATACCACTGCTCGCCAACCCTTCTGCCATTTGCACACGAGGATTCTGTCGAGCTTGTTGAAGCTCACGGGGATCAATTATACCTGCTTGTTGCATTACCATTTTTTATCCTCTTAAGAAGGGAGAAAGTTTAACCTATCCAAAAGGTTTAATACTTCACTAGCTCCGCCAACAAATCTGTTCGTATCACTTGGTGCAGCATATTGATAAGACTGCGTTGAAATAGGTAGACCCTGCAATAGAGATTGCATGTACTGCGTTTGCTTGTAAGGAAAATCACGTTCTTGCTCAAACTGCGCTATATCAGCCATTATCCCTTGTTGGTCTATTTGTCTTTGAGTGTCACCGCCTATCTGTTGAGCACGTAACGCTTGGAGTCCGTAATCTCTATCCCTACCAAACATATTTTGTGCATCAGTGTAAGCTTGCTGGTAACCTTGTCCTGTTATACCTGCTAGTCTATCCAGAAGCCCTCTGCCTAATTCTGCTTCTGCAACAGCTTGTCTACCCCCTCCAAATGCACCTGCTCTGCTGTACTGAGATTGCAAGGCTTGTTGCGCCATTTCAGCGTCACGCATAGCCGCATCATACTGAGGTTGAAGTACACTTTGTAAATAAGGTGTCATGTACTGTTGTACTACATTGTCACTTGCAGGAGTAAAACTGGGCTGTGCTCCATCAGCTAATTGTTCGGCTGTAAGAGGAGTGTACCCTGCACCTGAAAACGATCCGGCGGCTGACGCTTGTGGCATCCCTAATGAGGCAAGTCCTTGAAATGCTTGGCTTTGTAAGGAAGAAGGTCCGGCTGTTAACGGTCCTTGGTAGGCTGTATACGGCAAATTAGCTAGTGCCGCGCCTCTTCCCAACATCTCTGACACATAAGGGCCAGCGTAGGGAGATAATGAAGTTTCTAATCCTGTTGCTCCTGTTGGTGTTGTCATTTTAGTACCTCAAGCTGGCATCATTTTCATAGGGTCTATTTCCGTACCTTGCTTAGTTGTCCCTGTACGAGCATTACGCACCCTATCCATCATTGACATTAATTGGTTCGCTCCCGCATCTGAGTTGCCATTACCTAAATGACTAACGACATCAGCAGGTATTACAAATTCCCCATCGCTTAACGCGGCGGGTTGTGTTCCATCTATACTGGCAGGTATAAGGTCGGCCATACCGTCTGTAGGTCCACCTAAATAGTAATTATTTAAAGAGCCACCTTGAGCTAGTGTTTGCGTGTCTTTGTATCGTTCAAGGTTAGCACTGATTTGTTCTGGTGTTATACCGGGGACTTGGGTTTGGTAATAAGCAGCTACTTCTTCTGGGGTAGTATGTCCCCCTAGCAACAACTCTACCATTAATGTTTCTTCCGTAATCTTAGGCTCAATCGGCTGCAACAAATTTACTATCTGCGGTGGTGTAAACCCTTGGTTTCTAAGTAAATTTTCTATTACATCCCCTG